TTTTTAGCAAGCATTAATGTAAATTCTTTAATATATGATTCTGCATTGCCACGAATAATATGTGTGTTGAAGTGAAGTTTTTTCATACCCCCGTTAATCACTTGCGTCACATGTGACCCCCCAAGCAATAGCGGTATCTTAAATTGAGCTAACAACTTACTTATCATTTCTATTTCTATATCTGCCCAGGGCATTTGAAAAGTTACTCGTTTAGAATTGAACACAGTTTGAAATAACAAAGAAGGGTCAACAAAATAATTTTCCTCACTACGCCATTTTTCTCTATATGGTGTATAATCAGTAGCGTGTGCCTGAAGTAATGAAGTAGAAATTCCTACCCATAACAAATTTTTGCTATTATCATTTATTATTTTGGTTATTGCTGAAAAACTTAGATTAAGACAACTATAAACAACAAGAACAGAAAATCCAGATTGTCTTAGTACGCTAGCAATTTTAAACGCACCTGCAGAATATGTATATCTTATACTATTAATTTTACTACCAAACCTATGTCTTCCATCTGGTGCTCTATCAGCAAAAATAATTACATGAGGAGACATTTTTAGATACTTTTTCTAATACTTTTACGATAATCAATTGTTATACGCCATAAAAATCTATCACCTTGAACTTCATTTCTTTTATGAATACTGTGAAATTGATCCATAAAAATTATATCGCCGTTTCGCCAATCACTGTGATGATAGATGTATTTTTCTTGAAATACATGATTCATTAAATATGACCGCAACCAATTTTCGTCTAGTGGTTTCCCATTTCTACGCCACATTTTAGTAATACTATGAAAAGTAAAATATAGTCCTTTTTCACTGCTATATGGATGTGTATAAACCAATGGTTTTACAAGTCCCTCTGGATAAAGATGTCTGTTATCAAAAAACTCAAGTTCCTGATCATTTTCATCTAAGTTGTAAAAAGTATTATTTTTAAATTGAAAAACGCAGTCTATGTCGTCCACTATTTCTTTTATATCACCGGGAAGCTCTTGATAGGCTCTACGGGTATCTGCAAAACTTGTTATACTATTAAGGCCAGGCTTCACACAATACAGTATTACACAACATTCTTTTCCGGTCTCTCTATTATTTCCATTGCTATGCCAATCAAGTTCTTTATCAGCAAAAATTCCTATTTTTTTTCCATCACTGTCACGCTCATTTGTTACTCTACCTAAGCCTGGATGTGTTTCTACATTATAAAATTGTTTTGCAGGCATGACTCTACCAATAGAAGTAGCTACCCTATAAATATCATCCGGATTATCTAGATCTTGATTTCTTAATAAGATAACATTGTCCCTAATAATATTTTTTCCGAATTCCATAATTTGATCAGAAGACATTGATTTTAGATCAAGGTTTGTGTATTCGTATCCAACATTATGTATTGGGTTTTTACCAAATACCGGTGTTATTTTATTTTTTTGCGAGGTTTCTGATATTTCTGTGTAGTGCTCATTGATAAAATCGTTCATTTAGAAAGTCCCTTTTATTGAATTTGATGTGAAGTAGAATTTATAGTTTCTTCTATATAGGAAAAAGTTAAATCGTTCTGTTGCCCTAGTTTTTTATATATTAGAAATTGCTCAGTGCCAAAAAAATTTACAGGACTATCACTAAGAGGATAATAGTCTAGAAAGGATATGTTTGACTTAAAATGTGTTTTAAAGAATTTTTTTGTTTTAAAAATATTGTATTGAAGTTTTCCGTGCTTAGTATTATTAAAACTAGACACAATATATTTTGCAACTTTATTATATTTTTTCTCTACCCATGGCATTGCAAATTTCATTATAATATCTGTATTTCGAAGACCTTTTGTTTTATAAACTCGTCTTGGAGCAACTATAATATCATTAAATTTGGACCATGCCATGGTAGCATACTCCCCTTTGGATTCAACTATAATTATACTTAATTTATTATGTATAAATTGATAAATGATACTTGCAGTATTGTCATGGTAATTAGTGCTAAAACAATGTGGAATAGTATTAGATGGGTCAACTTCTGCTATCTTACAAATATCAAATAACATTTTTAATGTATTAACATCTGAAGGATCGTAAGTTAGTAATATATACATCCGTACTTCCTCAAAATCATTTAAAATAATTGTTGTTTCGGTTGCTTCTGTCATTCTAAATTAGGAGGAATGTAGTCATACTGCCCCAATGGAGCTTGATATTTAATATAATAATCTAAGTCAGACATAAATTGATATCTTGTAAGATTTACTTCTGTGCTAGTCATATCAGAAATTTTTTTCATATCAATATCTATTTCATTTATATTAGATATAACCTTATGATCTATATGGTTATGAGGTGGGTTAGATATATACTCCATGTCACTAAACATCCATACAAAAATAGTAGAAGACGCACATACTCCATGTAAAATTTTAGAACTAGGAAAACTTAACCTAGTAAATGGTTTGGCAGGTATAATTTTAAGCTTTTCTGGACGATTTCCATATTCTGTACAAAATGTTTGGATTGTTCTAAATGTTGTATTTTGTAGTAACTCATCTTTAATAAAATCAGAGTATATTAAATATACATCATCATTATAATCATTTAAATTAAAAGGTACTCCAATAGTATAACTCCATGTTTGCCACTTTTTCCAATCCCATGCACGATTTGATCTACTTGCATTTAAATGTACAGGCACACCTTCATTCCTGTCAGTAATTACAATTTTATGACTAGGAAAGTATTTAAGAAATAGTTTATTAATTTTATCTACATGTTCGGGAAGTGTCCAACTAGGATCAAACCATCTATTAAATTTACGAAAATTTTCATACTCTTGTTTTCTCTCATAAAATTCATCTCTCCATATCGTATAAGCTGACTTATGAGGAAAAGCACTAGCTTTATCCCGTCTAAACATTTCTTCTAATGACTGTTCTGGAGTTTTTTTAGTCATACTAATTACCTATTATAAACATTTACTATTAGATGATAACGGTCATTAATTCCATTGTTTTTAACACTGTGTGGCAGTCCAGTATTAAGTAGATATGCAGTTCCATTTGCTAGCATATGATATTCCTGCAAACTTTCTTTGTACTTTACATAAAATTTTACTTCTGGATTAGTTACTAGTGGAATATGAACTTTTAAAACCATACTACTATCAGCATCAATATGTTCTCCTACAACAGTGCCATGAGCCATCCATCCTATTTTAGCTCTGCCACTGCCTCCCGCAAATCTAGACCCTATATCATTAATAACTTCTTCTAAATAAGTGTTACGAAATTGTTTTTTTAGTTGCGGTTTAAATATAAATTCTGCATTATGTTGCTCTCGAAGTTTTTGCATATCTGTAACTACTCGGGCTCTGCTGCGTCTCGATGTAAAATCTTCATCGTTAATTTTATTAATCAGGGTATAATCTATCTCATTGAGAAATAAATCTTGATATTGTTTGTTTTTAAAATTAAACCAACGACCGTAGTAATTACTATGTGTAAGTGCAATTTGTCTAAATTTGTTATCTATATCCTGCCCAAAATTTATTCCGTCCCAGTAATTTCTATCTAAGAGGTTTAATGCAGAAATTTCATTTATAATTATTTCATAATTGTACTTTTCTACTATTTGTACAGGAAGGGTGTCTTTTCTGTTATTACAGATTATCATTATAATCCTATTTATTACAGAAACTGTTAAGAATTTTTTTATAGTGATATAGTCTTAAAAAAAGGTAATTATGATAATATTATATCTGCTGCCTGTTCTTCAGTAATGTAATCCGATTCTGTAAAATGAGGGTATTTTGCCAATATCTTTTTTGTGCCTACATAACCAAACCATTTATATTTAATATTACAAGATCCAGTAACTCTACTTGTCATTTCTTTTAGTATAAGTTTTTCAGCTTGATATTGTAATAAGTCATGCCTATTAATAGGAAGTTCTTTTATTTCTGCTATTCTACTTCCTACATTTATAATAGTTTTATTTGGATCATTTTTCCATAATTGAAATAGTTCCAAAAACAATAATGTTTGTCCAAATCCTGCTGGTGCATTATTAATGAATACATCGCAATTAATAGATTCGTTTATAATTCGTTGTCTGTCAAAAGCACTGGTTATATCATAACCAGTCGTTAAACTAAATCCTACTGCAGATGTAGACAAACGATTATAGATACATTTGCCTATGCCTGCAGTGTGTCCTGTAATCGCATATAATGTCATTGTTTGAACCTTAAACTAATTCCCAACTTTTCCCCATTCATCTTACTTGTACAATGTATATATCTATTGTCAAATGCTATAATACTTCCTGGCACAAACGGGTAAGCTTGGCCCGATAATCCAAATAAACAGGCTTGCGGGTAATGGGGTAGGTGTTGATATAAGTCTGTATCTATATCTTTATTTGTTAGTCCTTTTACAGGATATTCATAAGGACACCCTTTTACTCCAATATTATAGCTGAAATATTGCACTGGATGATGCATACACCAAGTAATACTATCTTGTTCCCATAGTTGATCAAATATTACAAGGCTAGGCAATTCTTCTGAAAAAAATAAAGGTATAACAATATTAAGATAATTATTTTGATATGTTTTAAAGTCTGTATGTGGAAGATAAGGTTTGCTATGTTTATAAAAATTACCGGTTACAAATTCTAGACGCCTATTTAAACAATTTTCTAATATTTCTTGAAGTATATATAATGAACTACCCGGACTAGCTTTATTCATGGTGGAAGTTTCATAACCATCTCTAGAATTATAATCATCTATTATATTGATCAATAATTCATTATTTAGAACATTAAATTTTTGCTCGGTGGTTATCATAATTTATTGTAAATATTTAATAAATTTTTATCAAATTTCTTTACCCACTGCTCACTAAATTTACAGTTTACTCCTAATTGATATCTTAAATATTGCCATTCTTTCAATAACTCAACTTCTTTATATTTAATAGCCATTGTTTTTAAATGATAAAGTCTATCCCAGATATATCCCAAATCATCCTTTCTATGATGATAATGCCATATTTTTAAATTGGGATAATTTATAGTAAGATATGTACTTAGCAAACGCTCATGTATAAAAGGAAAATACCACAATGTGGGGAAATGTTCATACTGCGCTCCACTATTATGAAGACTTTTTATGTAGTAAGGAAGTTGATCTATAGAATTTTTGTATATAGTCGCAAAGTCTAAAAAACCTTGCCAGAATTTTCTATTCCCTACACAATATAACCCAAACCATATTACATCAGGATGCATGGGTTGATATACCCATTTTGGATCTAATCCTAATTTTGGGAATATATGTTCCATAATGGTTATAAGATGCGGATGATGTATTTGTCCCTGTTCCCATACATTAAAGAAAAATACAGCATGCTCACTAAATGGATTCCAAAAATAAACATCATACCCTGGATTATTTTCTACTTGCTGTTTGATGTCAAGTGCTTTAAGTCCATACAATTTTTCTTTCCATTTCCAACTAAAATATCCCCAAAGATCTAGATTTTCATTTACCCCAATATTGTATAAGTCTTTAAATATTGGGTATTCCCTATAATCTCCTTCTAGATTGCTAGTATTATTGTAGGGAACAAATTCGTTGTCTAAATGTGACAACTGATCTTGCAAGTAATATGCTTGGAAAATTTTTATATTGGACATTTTATTAACATATATATACACAAAAATGCTTAATCATTTATTTTTACTTTAATAAATAACAGATGTCAAAAACACATATACCAGCATTTATACGAAGACATGTAATCGCTAGAGACGGTTATAGATGTGTATATTGTGATGAGGATTTAACGAATGCTGAAATACATCTGGATCATGTAATACCAGAAGCCAAAAACGGACCTACTACAATAGACAATTTACAAGTTACTTGTAGAAAATGCAACACTGCTAAAGGTATGCTTACTGAATCTGAATTTACAGATAAACTTAGACAAAGAGCATTGAATATTTTATATAGAATAGGAAAGTAATATTTACAGATATTGGTAATTTACTGTTTCATCATTATCACAAAAAACTATAGCACCATTATTCAAATGGAATTTCCTGGCCATTTCAGTTTTAGGACTTAATGTCAATACCATTGTTATCTCTTTAAAGTTTTGTCTGATATAATTAAGACTTTGTAAAATTAATTTTTGACCATAGCCTTTTTCATAACTCCAAATGGAATAAAATACTGCGACTTTTGGTTCTGAAGACATAAACAATTCGTTTTCTAATTTAGGAATATTGTCTTGGTAGCTTACACAAGTCATAGCTTTAATTTTACCAAGTTCCTCTAATAAAAATACATCTTTAAACTGGCCAATTCTATTCGAATAAGATATATTAGGTCTTACTGGATCATCTGCAATATATTTTACATAAATGTCTTCAATAGATTGGATTCGATAAAACATGTCAAATTGCATTAATCAAAATTATTTATGTTTGTACTTCCATATTGTCCAATTGTTCAATTGCAACTTCTGTCCATTTACCATCAATTTTTATTTCAGTTTTAACTTTTAAAAGTTCTTGTTCTACTCGTCTATCTATTTCTGCCATTTCGCCTGATCGTTTCATAAACTCAATATGTAACCATTTTTTGAACGCATCCGACTCATACATTTTTTGAAATGCATCTCGTTTGTTTTCAGCTTGGCTACGACTAGCTTCTGAATAGCCATGGGCACCAGAAGGACGATGCATACAGTGTACAGCATTATTGGATCGATTCCTGGCTTGCCCCCCATTACCCGAACCCCGAGCATAGCTCCACTCACAATCTTTGTCAGTAATTGAGAATAATGGCTTTTTATCTTGAATCATTTACTTAGTAGCTCTATCATTTTTTCAGGTTTTATTACTTCGGATAGTTCTTTAACTGACGCAACATTTACTTGATATTCAATTATGCGCCATTTATTTATATCCTGCGCACCTTTCATTGTTAATGTAATAAAGGATCGTAACGATCCTAAACTTGTCCAAACTTTGCCTTGTTTACTCCACCTGGTATAGACCCCGCCTTTGTGAAACATTTCTGTTTCAATATTCATTACTTTATAGAGGACCATTTTATTTGTCCTGTTTCAGCAAGAATTTGTTACTAATGGCCTTAAAATGCACACTTGTGTTTTCATTGGCTTTAAACACAAGACCTTCTCTAGTTACAGTATCTTTGCTGAGCCTAGCTGAGCCTTCTGCCATAATCAAAATTTCTGTAATTGATTCAGTAATCTTATGCTCATGAGCAACAATAGGCACATGATTCATACCAGTATTTCTTGCAAAAAGTTGTCTATCTGAAGGATGAAAGTACTCTCCGGTCTTGATGTCAAAGATATCAAAAAGGTAAAACTGTTGTCCTTTTAACTTATATGGATTGCCTTGAATGCCTTCTCCTACTAGCTCACCTTGAATAGCAACATTATCGCCTAAAGTGCGCAAAGCTGCTTCTAGTTGTTGCTGTTTAGCAGCAAGCCAAAGACTATTTTTTTCATTTTCTTTAAGATCGTAATTGCGGCTACATACTCCAAATTTACCGTTCATTAAATAGGCGGTCATGCTGCAACCATCCAATTTTTCAGTAACTTCCCATGTAAGATTTTGTTGTTTCCAATCAGCAAGTTCATCTACAAGATTTTGAATTCTTTCTTGATCAGTTTTAGGAATATAATTAGGAAATATTCCATTTACCTCTCCAGCTAATTGAGCTGGTACAGGTGCTTCCCATTTTTGAATACCTAGAATATCTGTTACATCTTGTCCTTCAACTGGCAAAGTGCTTGCAGTTGGGAAAAAATCTTCTAGTTTTAGGAGTAGACCTTGGCTTATTTGCCCCCTTAATTTAATTGACTTTAGCCGTTGGCCCTCTACTCCATTATATACTTTAGGAGTTTCGCCTTTGCTCAAGTATGGGGCAATAGTATGTGGAATCCAGCTATCGATTTCACAATAGATTGCTAGATCATTCACAGTAAAATCATTTTTTTTAACCACAACTTTCCAACCTCCTAATGTGGCTACTTCAATAGAGTCAGCATTAGGAATAGGATCAATTGCATCGATATGACGAATCGTAGCTAGTTTTCTCATTTTATTTTTCCGGGTTAAAATTAAAGTGGGAATGCCTTATGCACGACTGACAGGGCTCGAACCTGCATACTCCAGTTACTCGGTTAACGCCGGTTTAGAAGACCGGTGAGATACAGTCGTGCATAAGACACTACTTTAAACACAGAACCAGCACTACTATTATTTGTGTATTATATATTAAAAAGAATTATTTGTCAAAGTTGAATTTATTCGTAATATATCTTTTTATATATTAGTAGATTCTTTAACTTCGAAATGCGGTTAAGCCATAGGATTTTGCCAATTCATAATTATCCTTGGAAATTTTTTGTCCATGCTTAAATTGTGTTAGTCCAGGGTCATCTACTGTAAAAGGTAAGTCTTGATCAACAACTGGTTTTTTGACAGTTTTGCCAGATAAAATTTGGTCAAATTCTTCTTCTGTATCAGTAACCTCATCGGTAATCAACCAGCGTTTTAATATCTTGACCTGACTGCCGTCTTTGATGTTATAGAGATCAGTGTTGGGACCAACTCCTGCATCAGAGACATTTTTGATAACAAAAGAATCATAGCCTTTAGAGTATATTCTATCAATATCTATTAGACTCTCTTTGCCTGGTGTTAAATCAGTCACAACTGAAATTTTACCTAATTTAGCTGCACAAACATACATATATTCCTCCACAAAAGGATTTCCTCTTGTACCAAATGCAGCGTGAAATCCAGCAGTTAATGGTTCTGTAGAAAACCATGATCTATCGTTAAACTTATTAAATTCTGCAGTTGACCCATGAAATAATAAAGGACTAGGACCAGGATTTTTTATATTTTTTAAATTTAGTTTATTAAAAGATTGTCCAAGTGTGATAAGTTTAGTGCCTGTAAGAATTCGTCCGCCAATTATCATAGCCCAGCGTTCCCCAGGTGAATAAATCATTCTGATTTTTTCTTCAGGTGTTATTGCTTCAAATAATTCTTTAATTTTCATATTAGATTCTAATATAATATTTATTATTTCAAAACTATTTTATATTACAGCATAGTTCAATATACTTGCACCAAATGCGTGCCTACTCCGTGAACGCTTAGGTCAATTGGGATCTGAGTGTATTGAACTATGATGCCACTCCCTAAAGTGGTTTCATAGTGTCTTATGTATCTTGGGCGACAGCCCTCAAGCCTAAATGTCCGTATGCGTAGTCCGCTATCACTCGCATATTTTAGTTGACGGGGTTTTCACCCGCCTCAGCCAAGTGTGCTACACCGACTAGGGATATGTCTGTAAAGCCTGCCGGGACTTATTATTCAACCTTAAACAGTATACCTTCAGGATCGGCCATGATGCGAACAATAGTGCGTCCTTCGATCCGGTCGCCAATACTGACGAACGGTCCACCACTGGGATCTACAAAACCAAGATCCGAAAAATCCATTCGTTCTTGACCTTCCCGACCACCATAACGCCAGTGAGAGAGTTCGCCCACGATGGTGTAGGTGTGATTGTCGATCTTTTCGAAACTGTAGAAATCACCATTGCGATTACGCATCATTCAACTCCGAAATGTTCTTTTGTGGGACTATGTAAATGCCATGCATTGTGTCCGTCAGCAATAAGTTTTTCTTGAACTGCTAACACTTCTTTTACAATCAACTCGGCAAACTTTTGGTTATACCCTGTTAAGTGTTTCAAGATACGCTCGGTTCCAACATATTTCTTATAGTTGGGATCAATCTCTACACTATCAGCAAGCCAAGCCTGTTCGGCAAGTTCAAAGATTCGTTCATTCATAAATCATTCAACTCCAAAATGTTTAATTAGTTCGTTCATTTTATCGTCCCACTGTTTGAATACGCAGGTTCAGTGCTCGTTCAGCATCAACCAAAGCATCTACACGATTGATCAGTTCTCGATAATCAGGTCTTAGGTGTCGACGATGAGTTAGTCGGCGTTCCAATTCTGCACAATCTACCAAATGATCCCGCACATCGTTAAGATCCCTAACTAGATTGTCTCGTGTGTCAACGGCCATTTCTACTCCTCGTTATTCACTATAAAAGCATTATAGCAGAAACGGATTTATTTGTCAACCAAATTATCGATCTCGCAACCGTTGCATTACAGCCACAACCTCAGGATCCTGCATGATCCTATCAAACTTCTCTACATCGAACTCCTGAACGAACCATGATTCCTCATTGGTCAGGGCCCGCTGACGGATCCTGGGGTTGTCTCCACGCTTGATAGCATAGAGCAAGTCATATCGTTCTTCACGGGTTAGAAAACTCATTTTGATCTCCTTGTTTACTTGCCAATCTTTTCGGCGATCCGACGACGCAGTTCCTGCCTATACTCATTGTGCCAACCATACTCAAACTGTGGATGGTCTCGGGCAAACTGCTCTGCTTCCACCAACCGATCCTGAAGTTCCCTGAGGGTCTTACCTTCGAAGTGCCGTGGATCGGTGGGTAACCATTTCTTAGCGGTGCTCATTTCGTTCGCTCCTTGCTATTCACTATACTTATATTATAGCAAAAACGGATATTATTGTCAACCGAAATTTGGTGTTGCGTTTACACAATAATTTATGGCCGGTGTAGACACATTGAGGCATCACCCTCTCCCGCTACTCCGTTTACCAATATAGCCCTTTCACTAATTCCCAATTGATGGTCGGTTTTCGTAAGTACCGGGGTCACTGGTTGTCCTTCCCACTAGACTCTGCTCCTACCATATTGAAACACACTCCCCTGTGGCTCTTTCTTGGGAACAGACTGTACACTTGCGTATCTCCACTGTCCGAAATGTGCTTCAATATGGTGTTAACCTTTTGTTGACACTTATTATTTGTTAAAGATCGTTTATTACACTATGTAAACATTATAGTGCCATTTGGATATAATGTCAATTATTTAATTGGCGGAAGGCCGGGGACTCGAACCCCGAACCCGGATTACGCCGGGCGAAAGATTAGCAATCTTCTCCAATACCATTATGGGAGCCTTCCTAAATCTAATATGGGACACGGTCTTGTTCTGTTGTTTAAGAGCGAGCGGTAAGAGGTCTATAATTTCAAACCGCAGCTCTCCCTGGTTTTCCTTTGGCGGTCCCAACGGGATTCGAACCCGTTCCTGCGCCGTGACAGGGCGCTATACTCGCTGATATACTATGGAACCTAAATTCGGGTGCTGCCTCCCTGCGGCGGTAACTATAGCAGATCAAGTTTATTACATCACTTGCATCCGGGTGTATACGCCTTCTGCATCAGTAAATCAACCATCACGCCCGCCCTCCATCCGCTTCTCGACCAGGGAGGATTATCCTATTGCCAAGGCCGGTTAGGTTAGACCGCAGTATTGCTACTGTGAGATTTTTAATCTCAGAACCACCCGTGGTTATCACACCACTTCTTTCCTCTGGGTCAGAGTAGCTGTTGATTAGACAGCATGTTTTGGTGGATGACCAGGGATTCGAACCCCGTTCCCGAAGGCACTGATTTACAGTCAGCTGCGGTCGCCAATGCCGCCCGTCATCCAAAAAATGATTATGGTTACTATCATCTGTTTAAGAGCCATAAGGTAGCTCTCCTACTTGTAGAACCTGTGGCTAGCAGGAAGTAGGAATCAGTTTTACCCTGATAGTTGGGCTGTTTGGCCTCACATTTTCTCAGAACCATATTGAAACACACTATACAGATATTAGTAATGGCCTCTGTGGGACAATTAATGTGTTTCAATATGGGTACACCCACGGGGAGTCGAACCCCGCTTCCCAGAATGAAAATCTGGTGTCCTAACCGATAGACGATGGGTGCAAAATTTGTACAACTTTTTAAAGATCGTTTACTGCACTATTTCAACATTATATACAGCATTCACTTAAATGTCAATCGCTATATTTGATGTTGTTTTTTGATAACAATGGCGGAGAAGGGGCAGAGTCGAACTCCCAAGGCGTTACTAACGCTCAACTGTTTTCAAGACAGGCACCGTCGCCAATCGGTTTGCTTCTCCATAAATGGTGCCGTCACTCCGTAACGATCGGAGATCCTCGGATTTTCAGTCCGCTGCATAGACCATCTTTGCTATAACGGCTTGGGGTGTCTAATGAGTTTCGATCTCATCCTCACTCTTTCACAGAGAGTGGTGCTCCCATTACACTATAGACACCACGGAAAATGGCGGATCCTGGCGGATTCGAACCGACGACCTTCTGTTTCGAAGACAGACACTCTTATTCCACTGAGTTAAGGATCCATTATAGTGGTGCTGATGCCCAGGATCGAACTGGGGACTTCCATCTTACCAAGATGGCGATCTACCTCTGATCTACATCAGCCGTGGAGCGGGTAGTCGGGTTCGAACCGACGACATTCACTTTGGCAAAGTGACATTCTTCCACTGAATTATACCCGCAAAAATTTGGAGTGAGTGATAGGACTTGAACCTACATATAACGGACTTGCAAACCGTCCCCTAGCCTTTCGGGTCACACTCACATTTGATGGCTCCGGAGGAGAGATTCGAACTCCCATCATGCAGATTTGGAGGCTGCCGTTCTAGCCAATTGGAACTACTCCGGAATTGTTTGGTGCCCCTTGGAGGTAACGCTCCCCCGATTGATGCTTACAAGGCAACTGTTATACTTTTTAACTAAAGGGGCTTAATCTTATTCTATGCGACTCCAGCAATATATCTTAATAAGACACTTTGAAGCAGGGGATGGATTCGAACCACCGACTTCCAGCTTATGAGACTGGCTAGCTGACCTCTGCTACACCCTGCATCAAAATATCCTTTTAATGAAACTTACTCCGCGAGCTGGATTCGAACCAACCTATTTCTGATTAACAGTCAGACCCGCCTCACCTAGAACGGTATCGCGGAGTAAGTTTCACTTTACAAAATCTTTAGCAATTTTTATCCACCTTTTGGTGTCATTATACATATCTTTCCATCGAATACGCAAGACTAACCATCCGTTATTTTTTAACAATTCATCCTTTCTTAAATCTCTTTCTTTATACGACTCGAATCTTAAATGTTGTTCTCCATCTATTTCTATAGCTATTTTTTTATCTGGCCAAGCAAAATCTATAGAATAAATTCCAAATGGGTATTCTCTAATATAATTTTTATCATTGAATTCATTTTGAATCACTTGCATAAAAAATTTTTCAGGATAAGATGGTTCATTATTCCATCTACTTTTTCCAATATTCCAGGCTCTACCCTCAGCGTGAGCTTTTTTCATCGAATCACTTATTTTTTCTTTAATCAAATTATCTCTATTTAAATTATTTTGTGTAGTTTTAATTGATATTTTCTTACGAGTTTCTTCGCTTATTATAGGCGCAGGAATACCTAACTTTTTTGCTTTTGTATATTGATTTTCGTAACCTTTTTCTTTTCTTTTTTCTGCAACTTTAACTGGATTAGTTTGAAAAAAAGTCTTTTGTTTATCTGGGTTATCTTTACAAAGTCTTTCGTGATTTCTTAAACTATTTGAATTTTTTCTTAAGTTGTAGCAAAATTTACACTTAAACATTTTGGTAATCCTTTTAACTATTTAGTCGGTTGCTTTACCAAAACATTTTTTACTCTCCGCGCACCTCGGAATATTCATAAATTATATATGCTATTTTTTATACTGTCAAATAATTTGGTGCCTCCACCTAGAATCGAACTAGAAATACCGCGTTATCAGCACGGCGTTATAACCATTTAACTATAGAGGCAAATAGGGAAGGGGTATCTAGATTCGAACTAGATCTACTTCAGTCAAAGTGAAGGGTGCTGCCGTTACACTATACCCCATTAGAACTGTTTTCTGTTTAAAAACCGTAAAGTTCTCGGCAGTTGTTTACTAAAATGTTTTCCCTATGATTAGAATCTACCTCAATAAGGAATTTTTCTAAAACTTGATGTTTTGTTAGGTTATTAGAATCAGGATGAGGATAATCATTACTATACATAATATTCTTATTATAATTGTTTAGAATATTTGAATGAATTCTTTCGTTTAACCAGGTATGATAAACTTGCCTTTCCATAATTATACTAGGTAAAACTTGTATATTATAAGGAATTTCTTGCCTAGTTGTGAACATATAATCCATTTTATTAATTACATATGGCACCCAACCTATGTCAGATTCAGATAACACTATCTTTAAATTTGGATATTTTTCCAATATGCCAGAAAATATTAAGGAAAATAAAACATTTTGTATTTCCCTAGGTGCTGACAAATATGAAGATATTTTAGGTTCAATATTCGGTATACAGGTTGAATAACTAGTATGAGTATGAAAAGACACTGGTAGCCTTAAATTAGCAACCGCCTCCCAAAATATATTATATTTTAAATTACCTAATTCAGTACTTGCAGGTAAAAGTAGACCGGGCAGTTTTAAATCTTGAACTTTCTCTAGGTACTTGCACATTTCCTCTGGGGTTGTATGAGGAATAACAGCAATACCTATCAGTCGTTTAGGGTCAGTTGAACAAAACTCTGATAGCCAAGTATTGTATGCATCAAAATAGCATCGTTGATAATTTAAATCTTCGTGCTTTAATAATACCATGCCTAGAGTCGGATAAATTACTTCTGCATCCAACATCTTATCATATTGATAATTAATTCGTGCATCTGGGTTCCAGGCAGCTTTGGGTATATCTGACCAATCTATTTTTGTATCTAACTTTCTATTTCCATAAAGATAGCGTAAAAAAATAATATCTTTAAATCCATCTATCAAGTAACCTTCACTTTGTTCAAAATTAGTAACTAATTTTGGCATTATAACTTCAGACCTAGCATATTTTTTTATTAAATCTACAGGTTCAATTATATGCGAATCGGCTGAAATCATATGTTTATTCCTAACAATGGTTATTTATAATAGACTGGTGGGAGCAGGGGGATTCGAACCCGCCGACCTCGATGTTAAAAGCATCTTGCTACTACCGCTGAGCTATACTCCCAAAAAACTGGTCTCCGACACTGGACTCGAACCAGCACCTTCCTCGCCCCAAACGAGGTGGACTACCTATTATCCCAATCGGAGTAAAACTGGTGGTCAGAGCAGCACTCGAAGCTGCACTTTCATCCTTATGAGGGATGCTCTCTTCCTCTTAAGATATCTGACCATATATGGTGCCCCAGCTCGGACTCGAACCGAGAAAAGCATGGCTTCTAAGACCATTAGGTGTACCAATTTCCACTAGCCACCGGGGCATTTACAACACTCGATACGAATGTTGGTATTTAAATAGACTGAAATCAATCTGTTTAAATACAGCCGATTTTTACTACCAGTGTTATCGCCACTGGCCTCTCATCTTCGGCTCCGCCCTCATTAAGCCCATGTTTATAGTGCAGGCAGGATCGCGTTCCCTTTCACACTTACTACAAAACAAAAACCCCAGGGTTTTTAATCCTGGGGTCCTTAAACGATTAGGTGTTTTTTACACTTATCCTTTAAGGACCCTCCCGGGCTTTGATGCACCATTACTAATACGAGTGCACATTGTCCAATATTGTGGCAGATAGGCCACAAAACTTGGCTCATGTACAAACTTAAAAGTGGATAGTGTTTTAATCATCATATACCTATTGTATTTTATTTAGCCTTTTATGTCAATAACTCTTTTTTACAATAAAAAAACTTGGTGCCAGTAGCCGGACTCGAACCGGCAAGGCTGATTAGGCCGGCGGATTTTCATCCCACTATAGTTTTCACTACCTGCTCACGCAGTTTGTGGTCTGGACTATACCTTCACCATTGCTCTTGCTTTAGGTGCCTGCCGTCTAGTCTCTACACCTTCCTAATATTTCTATTAGGCTTGGCTCGGTATTAACATTTTACAGCCTTCACCGAATTTGACAGGTTCTACTTCTACCGTTTCCAGTAGAGCACTCAAATTTTCTTTAAGTCCGCTGAGTTTACCAATTTCTCCATACTGGCTAAAAACTTATTTACTATTCATGTATTATAACTTCTTAATATGTTCTTGTCAATAAATTTAAAACTATTTACTAAAATATTTGGTAGGCTCCCTGGGGGTCGAACCCAGCACCTATCGATTATGAGTCGATTGCTCTAACCACCATGAGCTAGAAGCCCTAAAATCTTGGTGCCCCTGGTAGGATTCGAACCTACGACCTGCCGCTTATCTGGCGCTACGGGGTATAAATCCGCTGCTCTTCCACTGAGCTACAGGGGCATTCACTACTTACAACACTGTCTATTGTACATACATTACTAATAAAAGTCAAACTTTTTTTAAATAATTTTGTACACTCTATCCAAATTGTTGGCATGTGGTGCACCTACAAAATGTAAATTATTTTTGCCAAATAATTCATCCACTGCCTGTGTTGCACCTTTTAACCAATTATAATCATCAAATAACATAATACCATTTTTTACTATTCTTGGTAACAAATATTCAACACCTTCTTTTATTGATTGATATTGGTCGCAATCAAAATGAACGAATGCTATATCGCCCATCTCAACTGCACTGTTAGGAAAAATTCCTTTTACAATTGTTGCATATGGAATTGCATTTACAATATCATCATATGAAGCATGATTAAATTCTCCTGCTTTATGTTTATCTATACTGCTATGATAAGGTAAACCTTCAAATGTATCATAAAGATAAATGTCTCTATTCTGTATTTCAGCTAACTGACTCAAATGCCAACCACTCCCACCCTTATAAACCCCTATCTCTACAAATGCACCTGATGGAGTGTGTTCTGCTAGTAGCAATAGTTTTTTTATTGCCTCATTACTGAGTAGAGTTGGTAACATAAACAATCCTTAAAATACTATTTATTATAAGCAAAAATGCTGCATTGCAATAAAATTGACTAAATACTATAGACAAAGAGGACTTAAAAATGATGTTAGTAAAATGGCTTGAAAAGTTACTTGAAACAAACTATAAATCTATAATTGAAGTTTACATTGAGCGTCATAACCCACAGAGTGTAGCAGAAATAGAATTTTTAACCAAAGAATTTGAGAGAAAGCATTTATCATCATGGAACTATTGAAAATAATTGGTAATAAAATTTTAGGCTTTACAATTAAGATTGCTGAGTATAAAGCCAAAAGTTATAGAACTAGACTGCAGCACAGAATTTTTTAAATAGTAATATCTTCCATACCTGCAGTCCTGAGACGCACCACATGGCCCATCATAAAGTTCTTACTTTCAAGGCCTTTAATTATTCCTAACCATTTATTACGAAGTAGAGCAACTTCGTTAATAATGGTTTCGAAATCTACAACTTCTTGTTCGCCATCGGCATATTTTTCTGCATCTCTACTTGTCAGTGCTCTAGCGTAATTTTCTAAATATTTTTGAAAGTGTCGTTTGCGGATTTTTTTAAGTTGTAGATTAAGGAAATTTAGAACTGCTTCTATTTCTTGCAATTGATTAAATCGGTGTTCAGTAATACCTGGAAGTGCTGCAAGATTTTTTTCTAAATTTCCTTTAATGGTACAATCGTATTTGGCTTTATTCAGTTCATTTTCATAATAGGCAATAAACTCAGGAATATTTCCTAAGTCCTGTACGATTTGATTGTACCACATTATTCGTCGTATTCGTCGTCATCACTATCATCAATATTGCCACTATATTCATCATAGCTTCGTTTAGTATATACATCCACTGTGCCGAACTCTTTAAGTTCTTGATCGCCTAAAACATCCACTAATGTACTCATAAGAGTATCAGCAGCTTCTTGACGATCTTTACTGGGAATATATTGTTTTAGAATACTATATACTTCAGCTAAAACTTCAATATCAATTGTCATTGGTAACCTCACTATTTTCAATAGCAGATTGTTTGTGTGGATTTTTTAATACATCTTGCATAACCTGATCCAAACATCCTGAATCGTTTCTTTCCCATTCTTTACGGAATAATTTCAATTCAGTACCATCTACTAGGCTGTATTTAAGCCTATTGCCATCTTTAGTAAAATACCCTTTGCCCTCAAATAGATCTACTAGTCCACTATAGACATTCATACCTGTCTCATAAGGAATTTTAACCTGTACACTTTCAAACGGTTTAGCATACCTTGTTTTCATAATTTTACAAGCAGCACGAATACCTCTTACTTCGGAAATCTTATTACCTTCTTCATCTTCTTTTAGTTTAAGTTTTTTCATTGCCACTACAATACTACTTGCGTAGATAAAACCTTGACCACCGCTGATCTTATCATCCGGGTCAAACATATCTTGGCTTGCGTAAGTATGATTAGTGGCCACTAGTCCAATGTTAAGATCACCAAACATATTCACACAGTTTCTTACTAAAGCGGTTAGTGCTTTGGGTTTACGACCCATATCACCTTTAAGATCACCACTATCAAATTGATTTACATCTGTAGGGGTAAGTAGCATACCTAAACTATCTAGTACAAACAATACTTTTGGCCTATCATCTGCTGGTAGTGTTTTATATTCTTTTACAAATTCACTAATCATTTTAGCAACATCATCAATCATTGCCATGTTTAGTTTAAGCAGTTTTTTCTCAGATGTATCTACATCTAAGGCCTTAAGCCAAGCTTCGTCCAGTGCATTTTCTGTATCGATTAGCACCACATAAATGCCTTGTTGTTGTGCATTTCGCACTAAATTTCCTGCACAGATAAAGCTTTTACCTGCACCAGACTCACCTGCAAATACAGTTACTTTGCCCAATGGAACACCACGATCAAAAGTACCGCTAATAAGATAATTTAGTGCATAGTTACCTGTACTGACCCAATCAGTAGGGTCTTTGAACCCAATACTAATACCATCAATGCTCTTGGTAATGCTTTTTCTAAATTTACTAATATCAAAAGGTTTTGTTGACATATTTTATTCCTCGATCATTTACCCAACTTATGTTCTTTGGGTGATACTACGATGTCTGTACGCCCAATTGCCGTTAGCCACAAATTTAAATGTTTAATAAGAACTGAATCATCTTTCGGGTTATCGAACCTAACATCAACATCCATTACTGTATCGCCGGTTTGTTCTTCCCTGCTGTTATAAATTAGAGAAAAGTTTTCATTTACTTTTGTAGTTCTTGCCATTTTTTATATCCTTTAAAAAAGGGCGTATATATACGCCCTTGTACTGCTATTATTGTTTTTGCCTATTGCGAATCATTGCTAGAATATCTTCAGCTCGTTGGCTGCTAGATTTAGCTGGCTTAACAACTGGATCAGGATCAAATGGGGGATCTTCATCTTCGTCTACTGATACTGGAGCGGTTACTGTAGTTTTAGGAGTAACGCGAGCAGTTGCTACTGGTTTAGTAACTGTTTCTGGCTCATCATCTACATCCACAGCAGATGATGTTGTGCTAGTTGAGCTAGAAGTAGTATTAAGGTTAACCCCCATTGGTTTAAAATGGTTTGCCCATTTCATTTGATAAGGTTCACCGTTCACACTTGCTTCAAACATTTCTTTCATAATTGCCAATTCATTAGCCTCAGGCCGTTTAGGCAAAAAGTCGGATAGGTTATAAAGTCCAAACTTTTCAATAGCTTCGCGTTCTTGTGCTGTTAGTGCCGATTCTTTACGAGCCCATGTGCTAGTATTATAATCAGCATAACCTGCTTTACTAATCTTTTTAATATTGAAATCTAGCCCAGCATCATAATCTGTAGGTAGATTTTCTAGTTCTGGATCCATAAGTGCATTTTTAATCAGATTAAAAATCTGACTACTAATTACAAACCGACGGATAGGATTTTCAGGCTGTTTGTCATCTGACAACGGATTATCCCTTACAAATCCTTGAAATAGATATGAACGCTTTTTCCAATACTTACGACCCATATCCTCAAGATTTGGATCTTTAAACCAAGTACGAACCTCAGCAAGAATAGGACAAGTGTCGTTCCACATTTCTACGCAAGGAACTTGTACTGTAACTGGTTTGCTGTCTGGTTGCCCTTCAATACCTGCAAACGGCAATTTAATCATTGCTCGTTCAATCCAAAAGAAAGTGTTTTTGGGATTAGCGTCTGGAAGGAATCTTACTCGTGCAATTGTGTTTTCTGGAATATTCCAATGTGCATAAATTGCGTTATCTGATACTGTTGCGGTACCACTTGAACGATCTGCTTGTGCCTGAAGTCTTGCCCTAATGTCTGCCAATGAAGTTGCCATAATGTTTTCTCCTTAAGATGGTCTTAATATGTGCCTAGATATATAACTGCACCTTGCAATTATATAACAAATATATTTATCATGTCAATGAAAAGATATAAATTTGTAATGCACAGGAGTACTATACAAATTTCTTAAATAGAAATCAAACTATTTGGCTAAACCCGCCAATTTTATCATATCCAAAATATTATTTTTAGATTCTTCCATTGGTCTTTGGTCTACGATTTCTCGATCGTTAGTAGTGGCACCATACAATCCATAATTATAGTTGCTAACGCCCATTTTGGGAAATTCCATGTTTGGATCTTCCGCAGCAAAGAAATCTTTGGCTCTTTCTACTTCTTCCTGGCTATCAAAAAAAACTGTACCATCTTCAATGTTGTATAGAAAACCATTTTTGTCTAATATACTTTGAATCTTAGGATCAATATCCTCGTTGTCAAAAATATTTTCTTCAATATCAGCTTTTTGACTTATCTGTTCAGTATTTTGTTTATCTATTGGATTGTTTTCTATTTCTTCAATTATGTCAGATGACCAATCCTCAAATTCTTGTAACTCTCGGCTTTTGGCTTTTTTATATAATTTATCAACAATAGGCAATGCTACTGTAAGTCTTTCGTCAAACACTTTTCTACTAAATTTTTCCTTTAGTTCAATTAAATCAAAAGTATTATCTGAATCTTGTTCAGGTTCCCAAAGTTCTTTATATTGGTTATATCCTCTTTGTCCTCTAAGGCTAAACAATGTTCTATGCAAATCACCATAATGATCTATAGCAGTTTGTACCATGTTGTTTGTATCTACATCTTCAAATGTTTTTCCCCGCATATTTCTAACAAAAAATCTTAAATCATGCATTTCTTTAATGATGGTAGTAATATGTTGGCCAAAGTCATCTTGTAAATTGCCACCATTTTTAAAATGTCTTGCTATTGCTCTTGCGCCGTTTAATGTAGTGCCTTCTGGGCATTTAAATCGTTCACCTTCAGCAGTTTCTATAAACAAATTACCAATGTTTCTTGACCTTGCTCCAGACTGTTCAGGATCTATTTTTTTAAAATGTCTAGCAATAATTCTCACTGGACCTAAGTTTTGATAGCTTGTTCTAGAAGTTCCAGTTAAACTTTCCGCTATGTCTGTTTTGTGTTTTAAGTTATCAATAGTAATATCAGTTGTGTCTGTTTCTGGTTTTTTAGTAAAAGCAGGCCTACTAATGTTTTGATCATCGTAATCCCACAGGTTTCTAATTGCAATATCTTTTAAACCTAATCTAAAATTCTTCCATTGCTCTTTAAGGGCTGGTGTTAAGTATTTGTCAATGTTTTCGTAATACTGAACACTAAGTTTTCCATTATGTTTTTCATCTTGTTGATCATCTGTACCGTCACTTAATGTAACCATAATCTGACTGAAATCATGGCCTTTTAAAAAAGGAAATATAAAAAGTTTAGCATCACTGGGTTTTGTTGTATCTTTTCCGTTTTCATCTTTCATCTGAAAACCATGTTGATAAACATTTGCTATTTTATCATAAACTTCTTTGGCTATTTCTTTAATAGTAATCATAATATATTATTTAGTTAATTTTTACTAAACTTAAGACATTAAAAAGGGCATGGGCAGTATTAATTCTTGCTCATCTTGAGGCATTCTGTCATCTAAACTTGCATCGAATTCTCGTATTAGCACTGCCATTCTAACTGTTAGCAATAACGACATAACAAGGTCGTCTTTTTCTCCCAATTTAGCAGCATAACTACCTCCTGATGCAATGAAATTTTTTAATTGGCTTACTAAAGGTTTACTGGCTAATTTTAATTTTTTGGTTTCAACTAAGTTTTTAAAAGTGGCACATACTGTAAGTTTAGATCTGTTTGTAGTGTTAAATCCTTTTCTGTATACTCTTGAAGTTCCTTGCTTTTTTGGCTCACTTAAGAAAATACCTTTAAAGTTTTCTTCGCCATATTCATTAATTACTACCAATGCTGCTTCGCCCAAAGTGTTATTTTCCACACTGTAATATATGTGTTCTATAGATTCTATACTATCGTTTATTTCAGAACAAATCTCTGCTAATATTTTTATTTGTTGTTGGATAGGTGTTTTATTATGCTGCCATTCTGCCACTTGCTGCATGCTTGGTAATTCTAAAACTTCTATTGCACTATAATCGCCTCCAGTGCCTAGACTAGGATCTAATGCAACAACATATGTATTACCTTTAGTAGGCTTTTTATACCATCTTACTTGACCAGTTTTATAAGCAGGGTCTATTCCTGCCATTTCTGCTAATGTTATACTGTTAATTAATGTTTCATCAAAAATAATAAATCTACAATTCATTTCGCGTTCAAAACGCTCTTCACCTAATTGAGCTTTTTGTTGTTCTGCCCATTTTTCATCTCTTTCTGGATGCTCATGCCAATAACTGCGGAAAGCCTTAAACCCATTAATACCCAATTCTGTTTCATTACCATATTCATCTTGACACTTATTAGCTAATTTCCATATTTCAGCGAATTGGTCTTCATCGCTGTTTGGTGTGCTAGTTATTATACATTTACCACCAGTTGCTAAAGTTGGGCTTATAGATGTCCAAAACTCTCGTGCTATGGTTGGTCTTACGAATGCGAATTCGTCTAAATAAAGTAAACTAATACTCATGCCTCGACCAGTATTCTCTGTAGTAGTTGTACTTACTATTCTAGAATTATTGTCAAAGTCTATACTACCTTTATTATAAGTAACTGCTCCTGCTCTAATAAAATCGGGCACACTTTCATAACCATACCTTATTCTTTGCATAATTTCTTGTGAGCCTGTATATTTGTGAGCTGCTACTAAGATAGTGCTATCAGGAACAAACATAGCAAACCATAATAAATACCCTGCAGCAGTGGTGCTTTTACCTGTTTGCCTTGGCATTAGGCTAATACTGTATCTGTAATTATGATAAGTTTTAACTAATCTGTTTTGGTATTCGAATGGGGTGTACTTTAATCTACCTTTAGTAGGATGTTGTATAAAAAAATAATTTGTTAGAAAATATTCTGGCCCAGTGTTAGGATCAGCACATTTTAAAAATTCCTTAATTTGAAATTCAGTATACGACTCTTTCTTATTAGGTTTTTTAATTAAAACTGATTCAATTGTTTTGGACATAACTTGGTTGTTTAAATATATATAACAGTATATAATTATTTATTTAAGATATTTGGTGTTAAGATGAGTGACTGTTTACTTTTAAATCAAGATTGCAATCCTATCAGTATATTACCACTTAGTGTTATTAGTTGGCAGCATGCCATTAAATTAATGTTTATGGACAGAATTGTGGTATTAGAACAATATGATGATTGGAAGATTCACAGTGAAAAATTAACTATAAATGTCCCCAGTGTGGCTGTCACAACGGAATATTTTTCTTTTAAAAAGTCTGCAAAGTTCAGCAGACATAATTTATTCCTACGGGATATGTATCAATGTCAATATTGTTTAGATACTTTTAGACCATTTGATTTAACAATTGATCATGTAATACCAAGAAAGCATGGTGGTAAAACTAATTGGGAAAATTGTGTATCTGCTTGCCGAACATGCAATAGTAAAAAAGGGTCAAAGTTAATTAAGCCTAATCGTATGCCATTTAAGCCAGATCATTATCATTTAATTAACAAATGGCGTGCAAGAACTGTAAAAGTGCAGCATCCAGGTTGGTACAAATACTTAGGTATTGAGCCTAATTAGACGCCATATTTGTTTTTCTTAACTGGAGCAACAGGACTTTTGGTATAGGTACTTGCAAGTTCTGAACTTTTAAAATCCCCATTATTAAGATCTTGGTAATGACTTCCTATTACTCCAAAAGCTTGTTTCAACATTTCTTGTTCTTCGGCGGTGTAGGGAAATGCTAGGTTATTTCTGCCAGCCCAGCTTTCTGCATCTACTTCTGGCTTAATATTATTTTTTCCATCGGCCACTGCAACTGCCATCATTACCCGATTTAGTTCATAAATTCTATCAGCGAAAGTATCGTCTCTAAATTTATCTAAACCAACAGTGGCATCCTGTAATCTGGCAGGAATCTTGCCTACCTTATCTTCTGTAATTATTTCTTTAATTTTCATTATATCACCACATTCTACAGGACCAGTAACGAGCCTTCCACCTCGGACCGGGATTTGCACAATTATGTCTTGCTCTAAAACTTTTACGGCGTTTAGGATTGGATTTTTTAATACGCATATTTGGGTCACCAAAATTCACTTTCACTACATTGCCTTTGGGCCCTTTTACATACACTTTAGATTTTTTAACATCTCCCTGCATAGGTTTGCCTAATGGAACTTCACGACCTTGATACTTAGCTTCTAATGTGTCTTTTAACCCTGCATAGTGCATGGGAAATTTACTGTAATATTCTTTTTCTCTAGAGCTTTGATAATCGTTTCTATCATAATCATCATAGTCTCTTTCTGCACGACTTTTTAACAGACTAATTAGTTCTTTTTCAGCTTGATCTAATTCTGATTGATTTAATTGTTTAGTAGGATTATTCAATACTTTGGTGTTAACGAAATCTAATTCACCGTCATAAGTTTCGTATTCAATTTCAACTTCTATAAGATCGCCTGTTTCTGAGTCTTCGATTTCTACAACTTTAGTTGGACCTTCAGTGATTATTTCTGCTTCATTTATTTTTTCTTTATCTAAATATCCTAATTTATTAAGATAATTATAGGCATACTCATCCGCTTCTAAGACGAAACCATCTTGTGTTAGATTTACTATATTCATTTCTATAAGAAAATCCCCAAGCTCTAGACCAAAACGATCCTGCACCTGGGGACTATCTGATTCATTTATCTTTTTTTTTAGAAGTAAAGATTCATATTCTTTAAGAAAACTTAATGATACAGATTCTTTTACTGCAATAGGGCTGTCACTGAATCTGGCAGCGCCATCTTTAACCATTTTCTTAGTTTTACCAGCAACTTCGCCTGTGCCACCTTGTAATTGTGTTTCTAAAGGTAAAACTTTTTCTTCTGGTGTTGTGCTTGCTTCGTAACGGGAATCTTTGGCTTCATACATTTGTTCAATTTCAGGTTGTTTTGTTTCCATACCAGCTAAAGATAATAGTTGCATCAATTGTACAGCAGCATCGCCATCTGCAGTTACAGTAACACTTTTATTGCCATCACTGCTCATGTTTGTACTAATATTCATTTTACCTTCGTTATTATCCATACCATTAGCCATTGGACCCATTTCTCCGCATTCGGAAATCTGTTCACTTTCTCTGACTTTTTCCATATCACCGTCACCGTCTAAGTCAGCTTTCTTCAAACCTTTTGCTTTAGCAAGC